GGTGGATAGCTTGGGAGACACGATGCCCGAACTCGCAGCACCGATCACCGCACCGGAATCCGTACCGCAGACCGAGCCGACTTGCGATCACTGCGGGTCGGCCATCATGCTTTTGCCCATTGACCGGGACTGCTGCCACCGGCACACCGCCGACATCCACGCCCTCGGGCTCGACTCGGCGCGGCAAACGGGGCGGTACGTCATCTGGCTGACGAAACGCATGGCGATTCTCGAGGAGCGGATCATGGAGCTCGAAACGAGGCCGCGGAAGGGGAAGGCGTAGGTGCCGGCTTCGGTCTACACGCCAGAGCTCGCTGACGAGATCGTGGAGCGCGTCTCTCAGGGTGAGCCATTGGCACAGGTCTGCCGCGATGAGCATATGCCGGGGCTCAGGACGGTCTACGACTGGATGGACCGCGACGACGCACTATCCGCACGCATCGCGCGCGCGCGCGTAGTCGGGTACGACATGATCGCAGTCGACGCGATGCGAATCGCCGACACCGTGATCGAGGGCGTCGAAACCGAGGAGACCGAGAACGGCATCAAGGTCAAGCGGGGCGATATGCTGGGGCACCGCAAGCTCCAGGTCGAGACGCGCCTCAAGCTGCTCGCGAAGTGGGACCCCAAGCGGTACGGCGAGCGGGTGGCGCACGATGTCGGCGGCCAGCCCGGCAACCCCCTGAAGACCGAAGCCGTCTCCGTCAGCGTCGACCCCGACTCACTCCCCGCCGATGATCGCGCCGCGCTGATTCGCATCCTGCACCGCAACTTGCAGGGTGCCTCGTGAGCGCAGCCGTCGACATCACCCCCTACGCCCTTGCGCTGTCCCCCGCGTGGCGCCTCAACTCGCAGGGCGTGACGATCGACGGCGGGGCGCGCATCGACTTCAAGCGCTACCCGTTCGTGCCGCACATCATCGACAGCCGCGCGAGGAAGACCACGGTCATCAAGTCGGCGCAGCTCGGGATCTCGATCGCGTGCATCCTCAAGGCGCTCGAGGGCGCCCGCACAGGCGGTCTGCGCGGCATTCTCTACGGCTTCCCGTCCGACCGTGAGGTGCAGGACTTCTCCAAGGCGCGGCTCGCCCCGATCCTCTCGCAGAATGCCCACGTCTGGGGCGAGTCGATCGGCGATGCGGAGTCGGCGGGCCTGCGGCAGATCGGCAATACGTTCCTGTACTTCCGCGGCATCGGGCAGAAGGGCGCGAGCCCGAGCAAGTCGCTGTCCGTCATCAAGTCGATTCCGATTGACTGGCTGTTTCTCGACGAAGCGGACGAGATGGACGACTCGCGCATTGACGCAGTGGAGCACCGGCTCGACGGATCACTGCGGCCCGAGCAGACTTCGCTTTCGACGCCCACGCTGCCCGAGTACGGCGTCGACCTCGCCTACAAGTCGAGCAATCAGATGACCTGGCACTGGCAATGCCCGAAGTGCAACGGCTGGACGTGCCTCGAGGAGACGTACCCCGACTGCATCGCCGAGCCCATCGACGGCGACGCGCACTACCTGTGCGCCAAGTGCCGCAAGCCGCTCGAGAAGGTCTACGGCGAGTGGATCGCGAAGCGGCCCGAGATCACCGATCACCTCGGCTACTGGGTTTCGCAGCTCTGCTCGCCGACGAAGACCGCGAACGACATCCTGCTTGCCGCCGACGAGGCGATCAAGCGGGGCCGGATGCGCGAGTTCTACAACCAGACCCTCGGCCGCGCCTATGCCGAGGTCGAGGATCAGATCACCGAGGCCCAGCTCAACGCGCTGGTCCGTGACGAGCCCCGCCCCATCAACCACGAGGGGCCGTGTGCGATGGGCGTCGACCCGGGCAAGCCCCACTGGTACGAGGTGCGTTACCGGATCTCCGAGGTGGATGCGGTTCAGGTGGCGCGGGGCAAGGCCGAGACCTACGAGGAGCTGTCCGCCATTGCCAAGCGGTACAACGTCGAGTGCGGCGTGATGGATCAGGGCTACGACCCGAGCGCCGTGGCGCGGTTCTGTCAGGAGCACCCGGGCTGGTACGGCGGGCTGTACGTGGGCCAGAAGAAATCGGATGCGGACTGGGAGCACCGAGAGCGCATGGTCAAGATGGGCCGCACGCGCACGCTCGACGACGCACACAACGAGATCCTGGCGAAGCGCATCAGCTACTACCGCAAGGATGAGTTCTGGCACGACGAGTTCGTGCCGCAGATGACGAACCTCAAGCGCGCGACCGTCGAGAACAAGGTCACGGGGCAGCGCGAGGCGGTGTGGGTCGTGACGGGTGGGCGGAAGAACGATCACCTCCGCCACGCCTCCGCCTATGCCCACCTCGCGATGCAGCGCGTGGGGATCGCGAAGAAGGTTCAGCAGGCGTATTCCAACGCCCGCAACGAAGGCCGGCGAATGGCTCGTCCCCGCTCGGCGATGGTGATGTGACAATGGCCTACGAATCCGAGACCGAAGCCGAAGACCCGATCGAGCGAGACGACACGAAGCTCCGTGCCGCCCGCAAGCGGTTCGAGGAAGCGTGCGATCACCACAAGAACGCCCACGCGGAAGCACACCGCGCGCAGCAGTTCTTCCACAACACCGAGGGGGAGGGCCAGTGGGCCGCCGACGACATCGCGTACCTGCGCGATCAGGGACGGCCCGTGCTCACGTTCAACATCGTGAAGCCGAAGATCGAGACCATGATGGGCATGTACGCCGACGCGCAGCGCCGGCCCGTCGTCTCGTCGAGCTCGAACCGCTCGCGCGTCGTCGCCGACGTGATCGACCTCGTGAAAGAGCAGGTTCTTCAGGACGCGCGCTACGAGCGCAAGAGCGCGCGGCAGTTCCGCACGGGTGTCATCTCGGGTGAGTCGTCGATTCAGGTCGAGGTGGTGCCGTCGCCGAAGGGATCGGGCTGGATCACGGTCAATCTTCACCGCGTCATGCCGTTCGAGGTGCATTGGGACCCGACCTCGATCGAGCCGGATCGCAGCGATGCGGGCTACGTGTTCTGGGACCGCTGGATGAACAAGGCGACCTTCGAGCACGCCTATCCCGAGTTCGCGGCTGAGTTCGATTCGCTGATGGGCAAAGGCGACAGCGACGACCTGTCCAACTTCCGCATCGGCGAGTCGGGCCTTGGCGCGGTCGACTTGAAGGAAGACTACCGGGACGACGACTCGAACCACTACTACGCCGACCGGCGCAAGCACCAGATCCGGGTGATTCGGTACGAGTACAAGGAATGGGCGCCGGCGTGGTTCGTCACCGACCTGCAATCGGGGCGGCGCGAAGAGGTGACGCAGGACCAGGCCGAGAATGCGCAGCTCGCCGCTGACGTGTACGGCATGCCGATCCAGATGGAGAAGACCGACGTTGAGCGCGTGCGGGTGTGCGAGTTCATCGGCTCGACCATGCTCGCGGAGTACGACGAGGCGGGGCCGTTCGATGGCTTCTCGATCGTGCCGTTTACGTACATGATCGACGAGGAGACGGGCACCGCGTACGGGTTCGTGCGCAACCTGTTCGACCCGCAGCAGGAGCTAAACAAGAGCAAGAGCCTCGAGATCGAGTACATCGCGCAGGGCGCGGCGCCGGGCGTCACGGCCGAGAAGGACGCGATCCCCGACGAAGAGCAGTTCCGCGCCGAGCTGCGCCGCCCGGGTGGCGTCGCAATCGTGCGCAAGGGTGGTCTGTCCGAGGGTGCGGTCGTTCCCCGCAACCCGACGCCGCCGTCGCCTGCGGTGATGGCCCGTGCCGAGAACTCGGTGAATCTGTTGTCTGAGATCAGCGGCATCCCCAGCGCATCGAACCTGATTCCCGCCGAGCACGCGCAGGCCGGCGTGACGGTGGCCATTCGGTACAACAAGTCGCGCCAGTCGGTGCAAGATCCTTTCAGCAACTTCGAGGACTCGCAGCGCGAGGTCGTTCGGCGTGTCGTCGAGTCGATCACGCGCTCGATGCCCGATGACCAGATCGCGGCGATACTCGGCAGTGAGGATCGGTTCGTGATTCAGGGCGGGCAGCTGATCGAGGTCGAGGAAGGCCCGAACGGCCAAAAGGTGCCGAAGTCGCAGGCCGATCTGCGCATGATCCGGGACATGGACTGGAAGCTCGAGTTCGAGCACACGACCGAGAACAGCACGCTGCGCATGATGCAGCTTCAGGTGATGCTCGAGATGAAGCAGGCCGGCGTCCCGATCGACCCGGAGATGATCGTCGAGAAGGCGACCACGAGCCGGACGGATCGGGAGCGGCTGCGCAAGTACGCCCGCGAGGCGTCGCAGGCTGCGGCGATGGCTGCCGACCGCGAGGCCAAGACCTTCGAGGGTCAGACGCGCGGGATGCTGATGATCGAGGGCATGAAGGCGCAGGAGGCCGCGCGCCACAACCAGAGACAGGAAGAACTGACCTCCGACAAGCAGCAGAAGGACGCCGCGATGCGGCTGCTCGACATCTGGGAGAAAGCTGACGACAACGAGAAGGCGCTCATGTTCAGCACGTTGCAGCTCGCGCATCAAAACGACATGGCGAAACGCCAGGAGGTTTCCGCTTGAGTCAGACCGCAGAGAAGATGACCCCGCAGGATGAGCTTGAGGAGCTGCTTGGCTTCAAGGCCGAGCCCGAACCGGAAGGCGAGGCGCCGCCCGCGCGAGAGGAAGAGGCGCCTGCGGCTGAGGTGGCCGACGAAGAGCCGGCGCCCGAGCCCGACGAGACGGTCGAGGATGCGCCCAGCGATGAGGCGCCGCCGGTCGCTGCCAAGACGCAGGGTCAGCCTGAGACCGCAGCTGAGCGCCGCGAGAAGGCGTTGAGAGCCGAGATTGCGAAGCTCCGGCAAGCGGCGCGAGCTCGCGAGCAGGCTGAGGGGATGCGGTTCGCCCCGGCTCCGGTCCAGCCCGTAGCGGTCGAGGCCGCCCCGAAGAAGCCGGCTGGCGTGCCGGTGCGGGTGTCCGAGGATGGGTCGAGCGTCTACGTCGATCCGACCGAGCTGGATCGGCTGATCGAGGAGCGGGCCGCGCGGACCCTCGAAGAGCGCATGAAGCCGACGCCCGAGCAGGTCAAGGCAGCGCACGCGCAGCGCACCGTCCAGGCGTTCGTGTCCGAGAATCCTGAGGCCCACGGCCCGGTGATGCACACGACGGGCGAGGCGATGAACTTCCTGAACCTGAGCCTGCGCAACGCCATGCAGCAGACGGGGGCCGTCGCCTACACGGCCGAGGACCTGATCGCGGTGGCGCGCGAGACGGGCGTCGCGGATCAGGTAGCCGAGTTCTTCCCGGACATCGCGCCCCACCTCGAAGAGCTGATCGAGGCCGACATCACTGACAACGTGGCGTGGCGGGCGCGGATCATGCGGCGCATCGCGGCGGGCATGGCCTCGAACGACGCAGGGCCCGATCCGGCGCCGGTTCGGTCGGCAACCCCGCAACTCCGGTCGGTGGCCGGGGCGCCGCGCAGCCTCGCCGCCAAAGGTGGCACGCGCAGCCCGTCGCCGTCGGTCGATCAGCAGGAGTTCGATGGCCTCGAACGCGAGTTCCGCAAGGATGTCGTGTTCTTCCCGCCCGAGAAGCGGCGTCGCCTTGAGGAGCTTGGCAAGAAGCTGTCGAAGGCGGGCTACGTCTAGCCCTTGCGGGCATGTTGCGGCTGTGCAATGACGTGAGATAGGGACTCGCCGCCCCATTCAATAGCGGCGTGCGTCGCCGGCATTCGGGCGCGTTCCTCATGGAACGATGGGCGTTACGCGGGTCTCGCCCTCCCGTGGTGTCGCCGACCTCATGGGCGTTGGCCTTCGGGCCGGTCGTATCGGTTGCCGGATCTTCCTCCGGCGGTTGCTCGCGGACCTCACCGCGTGGCGCGCTCCCAGCGCGCAGGGCGTCTTTCGCGATTCGCCCGTCGCAACCGACACAACGGGTACTACTCACATGGCATTCACGGAATTTGCCACCAATTCGGCTCAGGCCGTCAAGCGGTGGTCCGACATGTGCATGGTCGAGACCTTCGGCAAGATGCGGCTTCGCCCGCTGATCGGCCGGGGCTCGAATGCGTGCATCCAGCTCAAGACCGAGCTCGACAAGAACGCGGGCGACACCGTGTACTACGACCTGCGAGCGCAGGACCGTGGCACCGGCGTCAACGGCGACTCGACGCTCGAGGGCTTCGAGGATTCGCTCACCTTCCACCAGGACACGCTGAAGGTCAACATCAAGCGGAAGGCCCACGCCTTCAAGACGATGAGCCAACAGCGCACGGTCCACGACCTGCGCGAGCACGGCCGAGACTCGCTCTCGGAGTGGTACGCGTGGTTCATCGAGGCGGGTCTGATCGCCCACCTCGCGGGCCTCTGTGGCAACGGCAACGAGTCGGTTGAGTCCGCTCTCGGCGCCAACACGGGCTCCGCGGACTTCGCGGGCAACACCATCACGGCGCTCGATGCCGCGCACCTCACCGACAAGACCGGTGCGGCGCTCAACATCGACGACTTCGATGACGCGGTTGCCAAGGCGAAGGTCGCCAACCCGCGCATGCCTCCGCTCATGATCGGCGGCCAGGAGAAGTACATCGCCCTCCTGCACCCCTATCAGGTGCGCAGCCTCCGGGCGACGGCTTCGACCTCGGGCCTCATCACCTGGTTCACGGCTCAGCAGCAGGCCGGCGTTCGTGGGACGGACAATCCGATCTTCACGGGCGCGCTCGGCGAGTACAACGGCGTCGTTCTCTACGAGAGCGAGTTCATCCCGCGCAATGGGGATGTGACCACCGGGCTCATGCTCGGCAAGTGCGCCGGCACGATTGCCTTCGGCAATGCGTGGGAGTCGATGAGCCGAGGGACGACCGATGGTTCGTTCTTCAAGCTGATCGAGGAAGAGCGCGACTACAAGCACCGCAAGGGCATTGCGGCGACGGCGTGTCTCGGATTCAAGCGTTCGATCTTCAACAGTCAGGCGTTCGGTGTGATGGGCATTCGATCCACCGAAACGGCTCCGGCGTAAGGGAGTAATCAACCATGAGTTTCATCACTCCCGTTCGTGAAAGCAGCTCGCCGTACCAGTGGGGGACCATCCGATGGCAGCCCACGACCCTGACGGGCACTTTCGATGAGGTCGTGTTCCCGCTCCCGTCCGGCACGGTGGTTCTCGACGTGTTCATGGTCTGCCTCCGTGGTGACACGGGCGCGACCACCACGACGATCGACCTCGAGCTCAACACGGCAGGCGGTACGGCCATCCTCACGGGTGCGTCGGACAACGCGGGTACGGCTGGCTTGACGACTTGGT